TATAAAATAATAATACAGCGATCTTCTCCAAACTAATGGAAGTTTTCTCGAATGTATATTTTTCCATATGTCGTAGTCAGTGACCACACTATCTACAACATCTACTACTGCATCGACAGTAAGTTTTTTCTTTTTAGACTTAAACCTACTGGCTCTATAAAATCTATATTTAGTCATCTAAAATGGGAGATCGTCTGCGACCTCTTCTTTTTGTTTTTCAATAGGCGACCCATTATCTTCTAGTTTTTTTATAAACCATCCAACAATGCTATTGAAGTGTTTCAAGTTACCTTCCGGATCAGTCCACTCTCTGCCGTTTATATTTATACCAACCTTGACCTCGTCCCCAACTTTGAATTTATCAAGCAACTGACATTTGTCTTTGTGAAATTCAAGCTGTATGTGTTGCGGATATTCCTTGTCGTGGTCAGTAACCAAAACAAAAACTCTTTTTTGAAAACCATTTTTACCAAAACTTTTAGTGTCTTGGATTAATTTAATTTTACCTTCTAATTCCATTTAATTTATATTATAGTATTAATAATCTTTTGTCCTGCTATAACTGACAGGTCAGTCAAAAACTCTCTACAGAGTTTTATTTTTTCATAAAGCTTTTCAACATCCTCTTCGTTGTAATTTATATCGAAAGACTTTATTCTGTGTTCAGTTTCTATATCATTGAACTGAAGATTATTTGTTATTTCTTCTTCAATTTCTTCCGGCACATCAATCATTCCTGCCTTCCAAGAGAATCTTCTAATCTCATCTTGTATAAGTTCGATTGGCGTGTCAGTCAAACAATATATTACTTTACATTTTTTAGTTCTTGTTAGAGCCATATATCCTTGCATTTGCCAGTAGTAATCTTTGTTTGGCAAATCCTCCTCATACATAGGAAAGGTCTGTAGGTTCCAACTAGATTTTATATCAATCAGTTCGTCAGCGTAGATATCAGGAGTTCCGGAAAGGTAACTATTGGCATATGATTTTTGGTTTTTGATATATTGCTTACCAAAAAAGTTATTTAGCATTTCAATCGATTGGTCTTCAACCACCTTGCCCTTTTCTAAAAACTTACTCTGTATCTCTTTTGATCTACCGAAATAGATTTCTTTATGCAACTCTTTCAAATAAGTTTTTGTTGTTACCGAAAGAGAATCTTTTTTTGATCTTGGATTTATCATTAGCTTTCCAAGAGATGAACATCTGAAAAGATATGTATCAAAGTTTTTCTTCATGATTGTTTATTTAAAATGTATGATAATGTTCCTTTACTTGATATATTAAAATGCTCCATAGTTTTTTTATAACTCCCATGCTTTTCGTGAAACCTTCTAACCTCTTCATGGTCGTGCTTTTTTATAAAACTAGAGGCGTGTATGGCCCTCTGTTTTCTTCTTTCAGCCTCAACGTCATAGGCATTTTGGCTCGCCGTCCCAATATCTATGTTGTCGTAGTGGTTGTTGGTGCAGTCATTATCTAAATGTCTAACCATGTATCCCTTCGTGTAAATCTTTTCGCCATACTTTTGATAAGCCTGTAGACGATGAACGCCAACATTAAGATTTTTTCCTTCATGATCTCTAATTTTAAATCTTCTATATCCGTTAGTGTGAACCCAACCAACTGGATTCTTTCTTTTTCCAATAACAACTCCTTCTTTGGTGACCCTGTATCCTTTTTCATATGCCACCTTTTCGTTTTTATTGTAATTATACTCCATATTTAAGATGCTTTATATTCGTAAACAAGTTTCTTGTTTTCTCTGTCAACTGCTCCAAGGTAAGAAACCCTGTTGTCTTTATCATATTCCACTTTCCATTGAAGTTTTTTAAGCCTTCTTTGAAATTGAATAGGAGATTCATTGGGCAGAAAATTGATCCAAATAAATGGAAAATCATAAAGTTCTCTACCTATTCCCCAATTGAAACACGCTCTTTTGAATGCGTCACTCGCCTGTCCTTTTTCTTTTTCTGTTTTAGATTCAGTACCTACATCTTGTTTTGAAATCCATTCGCCAGAGTCTGGGTCTTTAACTGATACACTACAGAATAAGTTTCCGTTTATAAGTTCGTAGCTTTTCTTCCAACCAAATTTTCCGTAAAGATCGTCAAGGATTTTCATGTCACACCTTGCGTCTTTGTATGCAAGTATTATTGCTCCTTTGTCTGTGTTTGATTGTACCCTAAAATCAATCTGATCCGCTTTTAGGGGGACGTATTTTGTTTTTTGCTTTGTCATTTAAGTAAGTATTTAAGTTAATTGCATTTATATTTATTAGCGACTGAATGTTTTTATTTAGAGTCTTGATCTCTGTGGTCATTTTATCAGTCAACTTTATATGACCCTTTTTTATATCGTCTGAATAACTCTCAAGTGTGTTCTGCTTGTAAGTTAAAGCTAAACAGTTCTCAATATGTGACGGTTCATCTTTAAGAAAAAGATCGATCAGATCGTTTTCCATTGGTCTATACATGTTACTGTTAGTGTGATAAATTTCAAAGAAATGGTCGCCGTCCTTCCTTATATATTTTTCAACCTTGAATAGTTTCCCATATATAAAACTCAACCTTCCAAACTCCATTGGCTCATATCCTTTTGAAATAAGCCTATTGAAAAGTACAGATATTTTATCGTTTCTGTAAACCCTGGAGATATCGCTCATACCAAATTAAATCCTTTAAAGTCTTGTCTAGCTTGTTTTTAAATTTTTTCTTTTTGATTTTCTTTCTTGCCTTTTGCATACAAAGATTCATCATAGCTAGATGACAGGTCATTATTTTTTTTCTGACCATCTGCTCTCGCCTTCTTTTCTTTCTTCTTAAGAGATAGTTTTGATAGCTGAATACTTTTATCTTTATCATCATTTCGTTTTTTGTAGTGAACATACGGCATTTGTGTCCATAGGTGCCACTCGTTTGAATCGTCTAAATTATCTAAATTATTTTTCATAAGAATATATGATTGATAATGAGGGGGGGAGGAACCCCTCTTATCAAATCAAACAAAGAATTACTAACCAAAAATACAATGAAACCCTCCCTTAAAATCATTCTAGTTTTTAAAACTACTAATAACTTGTTTATAAACCTAATTTTTAAAAAACAAATTAATCTGTTTGTGAAACAAGTCCATCAAAGCCTCAATGTTTTCTTGTGGTTGTAACGTAGCTAAAAGAGTCAAATACTTTACACAAGTATCAAACTGCGACTGCTTTTTGCAAGACTTGATAACCCTTTCAGCCTTTATAAATAGTTCTGATTTCTTTCTCATAAACTAATTGTATCGTTTCATTCTCTCGTTCCTCTCTGTAGTTTCTTTGAGAAATTCGTGTGTGCCTTGGAAGAATATATACTTTTCAGAATCGTCCTCTTCTT